AGAGGCGTCTAGTGAGACTCCCTGAAGTCGTTGTTTGATGGATAATCGGAGATTATCTTATCCATCAAATAACAGCGTGGGAGATCTCCTTGACTCCCTAAGCAGAGGTGTTTGTCGCGATAGCGAAACAGTCATGGTTTAATAAAACCACTTAAAGACAAAATAATTATCTATATTAAGTAATAAATGGATTACGCTATAGTTACTTTTAGATCACAGCCATGTGACAAACAATTAGATGAGGAGTTCTACCAGATGGTGACTCCCATATTAAATAAAACCGAAAGGTTCGTAGTATCTCAAGAGAGTGCTGGCACTCCTGATGCTCATTACCACTTAATTATGTCGTTTCATTCTCCGAAACACGACATCTCTAAATTACATCAAAAATTTAAATCTAAATCTTTTACCAATTGGATAGAGAGGACCAAATCAACTATGACGGTCATATCAACCAAATTTACCAAATCAACCTCTCCAGGGTTGGAAATTAAAAAAATAAATTCTAACGAAGAAGACCTTATCAAAACTTTGGGTTACGTATGTAAAGAAAACGTAATAAAGACCAAAGGATTTACTGAACAGGAAATAACCGAAGCATGTAAGTATTATCATACATGTGAAAGGAAAAAACCAAATGTAAAGTCAGACTGGAAAGTCCTAAATGTGAAAACAGTCATCCCTTGGATGGAACAGGTTGCGGAGCAACATGAAATACCTCCGTATCATAAAAGCGTTTTCTATTATATGGCAAAAGAGAAAATGTTTGTTGATCTCTCAAATAAAACAAAAGATAACATAAGGACCACTCTTGAGGTTGCTTATGATAAACAAGACTCCTATGGACAACAAGTCTTAGCAGACCAACTAAATGGATCTGAAATCTTAGATTCAGACTATAATCAAAAAATAAATAATTTATATGAAGCAAATAGACGTTTGATTCAGTTTCATAAATACTGTAAAGACAAAATCCCAGATTTCAATATGGTGGATTTGGATGGATACTAATAGGGGTGTTATAACTTGGTAACACCCCCCCTAAACCCCTAAAATAAAATAACTTTTATCTACATCATATTATAAAAAAATATGCCAAAAAAAGGAAGACCGAAGGGATCAAGAAATAAAGCAGGTGGAGGTAGACCCGGAACAGTCATGCGTAAACAAACCAAAAGAGGTGCCTATAAAAAGAACGTTAAGAACCAAATGGTTATGAGACGAGCACCGATGGTAGAAACCAAACAGCGCGTTCATTCGGACGTTGCGCAAATCAATGGATACCCAGCGGGGTCAGATGATTATGTCAATCATGTTAATCCGTTAAATTGGAGACTTGCTCCTACAGATGACGCATTTACAAATATACCATTACGGTCTTGGACTCGAAATTCACATGGGTTCGCAGAAAACCAGGTTATTGGTAATAGTATATTCTCAAAATACCTAAACTTTAAATTACAGGTCAGGTTTCCTGACGGTAGCACTGTTAAGATGCCTTCTTTAAAGACGCCTGGCACCTTCATAGATGTGCCAAACAAGTTCATTCAGAAACCAACTAAGGTTTACTTAATTTGTGGTTGGGTTACAGAGTCAATGAATTATCCTTTAAACAGTGACGTATCTCCATCTCTCCCAGCACAAGCAGACGCTGATGGTGAGGCGTTAGCCAATTATATCACCCAGCAATTAAAACCATTCTTTGATGACGACGAGGATAAACTACAGTTTAGACCGAAGCAGACAACGAATATTAAAATTGAAAAATATGTTAAGATCGCACCTAACCTTGATAATGCGATAGCCACACAGGCAGTTCCTGAACACCAATTTGCTGATAGTAGCGTAAATATCATTGATGTTAAGGAGCATGGTTCCATCCCAGATGTATACCGTTCTTGGAGCACCAAGACAAATCGAAAACTTCCACTTACTGAAGGTAAAGAAGTTTCGGTTTATTCTACTGACAAGCAGAATCTCTTCCCCAACAACTCATGGGTTCCTTTTGCTGTAATCTACAATCCAGATTACGAAAGTCAATTAGCAAATATTGTAATTGCGGATGGTGAAACCGTTCAAACCCAAATGTTGCAATATCGATGGAATGATGTCCATTATTTCACCGATTCTTAAGAAAAACGCTAAAAATCGAGAAAATTAAATTCTCATATTAATCCACTCTAAGACGATAACACGTCGTAAGTTCTTTTTACAAAAAGTCAAAAATAAACTTTTGAAAATTCCTGATACATAGCAAGGAAAAAAACACAAAATACACCCCGTTGCTTCAGACACTAGACACCTCGATCAGAGGCGTCTAGTGAGACTCCCTGAAGTCGTTGTTTGATGGATAATCGGAGATTATCTTATCCATCAAATAACAGCGTGGGAGATCTCCTTGACTCCCTAAGCAGAGGTGTTTGTCGCGAT